CTCCCCAACTGTTTCGGTGTTGCGAACGAACTGTTTGCCCTTCTTGCCACCCTGTAACTTCTTTCTATTCGTAGCAGACCGCTGTGACGGAGTTAGACGCTTCCATACCGCATCTGGCAGGTAGCGCCGCATCTTGCCGTCCCGCCCTGCTTTCTTGCCGTCAGATGTACGCCAACGCTGCTTAGTCCACTTACGCAGCGAGCGTTGCTTGCGTGATGTGCGACCCGTGCGATAGCCACCACCTGCTTTCCTGTATGCCATTGCAACCATCTGCGCCTTGCGAGCCGACCATTGCCCTGGTCTACCACCCTTTGAGCCAGCCATAATACGACGCTTGATGCTCTCACGTAGTGCAGGCTTGGTGTAGTTACCGTCTTTGTACTCAAGCGGGGCGTTAATCAAGAAGTCCTTGACCGACAGAGCCACCCACTGCTGGGTGCGTTGACTATTTCTTTCGTTTCTTTGCACTTCTGCGCTCTCCCTTGAGTTCTCGCATGCGAGCAAGTTGCGCCTTTTTAGTGGTCAACCGCCACAACTGATACTCGTCACCCTCAATTTCCATCATGTCGTCTTTCTCCTCATCGGTAAGACCGCCGTAAATCAACTCGGAGATTGAAATGTCGTTTGGTTTGTCTTTGTTCATGGGAGATTGTCAAGTTCTTTCTTGTACTTTTCCTTGAGGGCTGGGTACTTGTCAGCCATTTCTCTAAGCGCCCGTACGATGTCATCTAGTTTACGCTTTGCCGTGCGCTTACGGTGTTCGTAACGGTCATTGGTCTTGGCCATTGCCTCAATGTCGTCGTCGGCATAGCCACGTGGCGGGGCGCCCGTGATGTCTAGGGCAAACCGCAATAGATGAGCAAATTCCTCTTGCTGCTTTTGGGTTGCTGGTCGCCCAATGATTTCGTACGCTTCCGCTTCTTCAAGTATGTCGACTAGGTCAATACCGTCCATGTCGTCTATTTCTCTTGGTTTTTTAGCCATGTCAACTCACTTCTTTTTCTTCTTCTTTGAATTGCCCGTCTTTAGAATGACAAACCCAGTTGGGTCATCAACGGCAAACCTATTCGGTAGCGAAGGCTTGGAGTTTTTCTTTTTCATTGTTACACCTACATTTTAATCTAATACAACTTCAACCGTAACATAGCCGTCGTCAATTGACACGATTTTTAACTTTGTGCCCCTTGGAAGCAAAAATTCCGCTTCTTCAATCACTTGTGCATTACCTTCCCAATCGTAATTACCTCCTTCTTCACGGGGTGTCAGTGCTGTGGTTATTGTGCCGCGCGCGCCTGCGGGAACAAGTATTTTTAATATTGGCATCGCCCTCAAGCGAGACCTATCTTTACCACGGTACGAAGCCGAAAACATATCCCATTTCGCCCATCTGCTGTTTTGTGGTGGCTGGTCGTCACCGTAGTCGCGATATTGCATGGTGATTGCGGCAGGGCTCAATGACGTAGACATATATCCCTTTTCGCTGACGATTCCGCCAACACCAGCCTCGTCAATCATCTGCATTACTTTCCAATTTGTGATTCCCCTAAATACCGTGATTGATTCTTCAAGTGGAGGAGAATCCTTAATTATTGAGTCAATGTTCGCAATTTTCTTGCGCGCATCGGTGACTTCTTTCTCTATGAGTTTTTCTGGAGACTGTACAATGCCATATTGGTCGGGATACTTCAAAGCGAAATTTGTCAAGGACCCCTGGTATCGACTCATTATGCGTTCGTTCTCTTTAATTATTTCTTGGAGGCGGTCGTCAGCATACTTTTCTGGGCCAAGTCTCAAAAGTCTATTTATGTCGAAATATCCGCCCCTACCGTACCCACCAAACCCAATCAAAGAATTAAATTTCTTATACGTTTCTTTGTCATCATTAATCTCGTGCTTGCCTGCAACAAGTTTTATCCCCACGCCCCCTTGCATATATGCGGTGTAGTGTTCGAGAAGTTTTTTAAAACGGGCAACATAACGCGGGAATCGGCGAGGCGGATATTGGCCAGTATCAATACGCCATCCAATTTCAGAAAAAATGGTGGGGTCGGGCTGAAGGTCTTCGGCTATTTCAGCAGCCAATGGGTCAGGATATGTCGGCAATAAGTCAAGGTTCTCACCAGTCGGGTCTATCCGCTCAATGTCTTTGTATGGTGGTATGTGTCGTCGTTGTGGTGTGATTGCGGAACCAGATGACCTTAGCGTCGTCGTCACGTCCGCTGGGTCTGCGCCAGCCGCACCAGCATCTATTGCTTCAAGCATTTCGTCAACTCTGGCAACATATTCATGGAATTGCGAAGTCGAACCAGCGATTCTTCTTTCCCTAAATCCGATTCTAGACCAAAACGGATTACTACTATCTGTCGTTTCGAGGAAGACTTTTCTGACATTCCTGCCCCTGCCGTCTTCAAGCACTCTCTTGAAGAGATAACTTCCCATTCCAGGTGTGTTCTGGAAACTCACCAAATAGTCCACGAACATCATGCGCCCCGTGATTCTGTTGTCTGGGGGCAATGACTCTGGGTCATCACTGTAAGGCACGTTTGGTGTATTGAACGTAACGTCAACACCAAGGAAACCCCACATAGCCATTCCAGCAAGTGTCCCATCGGGATTCGTGATGACCACGTACTTGTTGTCGTATTGGTCTCGTCTTGGGTTGTTGCTGTTTGCCCGTAGGGCTCTAATCATCAAGCGTGCCAGTCTGTTCGCCTCGTACGCTCTGTTGAGTACTTCTTCCTGTTGTTCAAGTTCATATAACAGTTCCTCAACTTCGGTCAGTCTGAAGTATCCCTTCTCCGTAAGTTCGCCAGCGTCTGCTCGTGACTCAAGATTCAATTGCTCATCTTGCAGTCTCATCTTCTTATCTTCCAACATTTGAGATGCTCTGTCGAGTTTCCTATCCGAGTCATCCAATAGTCTCGTAATCTTCTCATACTCTTGTACGGTAAAATCTTTTTCGGACTTTTCTGTGATGTTAAGAGAGTCAAGACGGTCTTGCGTCATTTGCGCCCGTCTCCCTATGCTGACCAATTCCCATCGCTTGTCTGGCGTAATTGGTGTTTCTCCACGCGACGGCGGCGGCCCTACGGGGCCTGGGACGTTGTTGCTGCTTGAACGCAATTGACCCAGGTTCCTGTCTCCAACCATGCCCTGTTGTGCTGCCGTGGAAAGGAAATTTGACGTTTGCTCCCTGCGAGACGAGCGGTCGTCGTAATCCTCTTTGCGTAGGCGAATGAACTCAGCAAGCCCTTGTCGCAAGACATCAGGAAGGCGTGTTGATTTATCGCGTTTGCCAACTGCGCGCTTAAAGAGTTTTTCGGCAAGTTTCTCCAAGCCCTCGTCATCTTCTGGAATCGCTAGTTCTGGTTGCCCGTTCGGATGAAGTGGAGTGCTTGCAAAAGCCCACCCATGGAGTCTCAATACCTCTTCAATTTCATCAACAAGTTTCCTGAATATACGCTCACGTGTCGAATTGGAAAAGTTGGCGTCTGGTTGGTTGCTCATTAGGGCGTAAAGCGGGTCGTATGATGGCCCGCCCACTGCATCATTGGCCTTAACCAAATCTCTCACGCGCGCCCGCGCATTGGGGGAGGCTCCGCCAGAACGTAGCGTTTTTGGCTTTTGCGACGCAATATAAGCGCGATAATGCATCATCCTGTAGTTGTGGGCTGTCAATCGACTGACCCCTAGTATTTCCGCTGTTTCTTGGCCGCTGAATCCAAGTAACTTCATTTCATTTACAATCATGTACACGTCTTCGTCGAGTTGCGGTCCCTTTGACGATTTCTCGTCTGCTGGTATGCCCTTATAAACCAAGTCGAGAAGTGATACTAAGTTGTCAAAATCTTGGGTTGATTTGGTGGTTGTTTCTTGGTCCACTCTCGCATCTTGGTCGCCAATGCCAATCTCATCGATAAACTTTCGTGCTGCGTCGGCTACCGACATGCCATTGGCACGGTTGTTTTTGTAATTGAAATAGGCGTCCTGTCTCTGCTGTCGTGTTATTTTGCGACTGTAATCCATTTCGCTGCGCGCACCTTGGGGGTCGGCTCCAACAAAACGTTTTCCAGTTCTTGAGACTTTGGTTATCTTGCCCTCGTTTTTCAATCTTCTCAGCAGTTTGCTCGCCTCGGGAGCGCCAATTCCAAGTTCTCTGGCTATTTCGCCACTGGCGTATCCAGCCTCGACCAATCTGATTACCGCTTGTTCGCGCTCAAGGTTGCGCGGTCTGCCACGAGGACGACGGGCCCCGCTGGAGCGAAGGCTTGTTTGTGACGATGGCGTGCGTTGCCAGCCAAGGTCTTCCAAATCAATCGTCACGAATGGGTCCCATGGCAATGTCGAATTCCAGTATGGGCGTATGTATGGGTCTTCGTAGTACGTTTCGGGGTCAAAGTAGATTCCCAAAGCCTTCATGACATCATCGCTGAGTTCGCCTGACTCGCGCAATCTTTCCAAACTCGTGTATTCATCTGGTCTTATGTTGCGCATGTTAGCCACACCATCCCAGTCTCCTCGCAAAGAGGCAACGATTTCTGCTTTCACTATGTCATCAATGGTCGGGTCGTCGTTCACCTTTTGGATTGTGTCCTCAAGCATCCGTGTGAGTGTGCTTCGTCTCATTGCGGGAACCAGGCGTTGAGCGAAACCACTTACGAGTTCCGTGTTTTTTAGAACCGACTTCACATCTTGTGAAAGCGAGTCGTATAGTTCCCTTTGCTCTCTGGTCCAATTAGCGCCAAGGCCCTCAGTGAGTGTCATTCGGTCAAAGCCTTCCGCCTGAAGTTTTTGTATGTCAGCAAAGTTTCTCCACCACGCGGGGCCCATCAATGCGTACGGCCAGAAGTTGGACATGTATTCGCCATGACGAGTAAATCCCTGTCCAAGGATGAAGTGCCCGATTTCGTGTGTGCCAGACTCAAGCGTGCTATCGTCGGTTATTCTTGGCATGTTCGGGCTACCGAGTTGCATGGACAAGAATGCGTCCAGCGCGGACTCAAACATATTGGCTTCGCCAGATACGTCTGTTGCCGCCATATTTGAGAACTCACCCTTACTATGCGAGAACATGTCGGCCATCTGTCTAACTCTTGCTCGCAGTTGCTCGCTGTTGAGACCTTCTGATTCCTTGAGCATCTGCACGAATCTTTGACCAAGTCGTTCGAACAGGTCAATGTGACCCTCAAGGCGCTCTATTTCCCTACGGACCAAACTCTCCATATGTCTGCCCGCTGGAGTTGGAGCGAATTCCATTTGTTGTGCTTGTTCACGCGCTTTGGCAAGTCTCTGGCGAAGCGCCGCAAGGCTTCCTTTACGAGAATCACCCCTGAACTCTGCTTGCAAGTTATCGCGTGTCCCCACAATGTCATGGTCGAGAACCCCAACAGCCTCCAGCATTGCGCCCATGATTGCGTCGTTGGTATTGCCGAAAAGCAAGTCATTGTAATGTGGGTTTTCTCTTCCAAGGCCCTCGATTATTTGTCGTGGGCTCAACGGACTACCGTCATATACTGATACTGACTTCTTGACGGTCATAATCACATTGCGCCTAGCATCTGTGTACGTCCAGGAATCACCAACATATTGGCCGAGACCCGCATCAAGAAACATCTTGTACGCACTTGTTCCGCCTATGAACCCAGCGCCAACGCGCGTGAAAGTCCCATCTTCGCGGCGGTGTTCGTAAGAGCCAAACATCTTGTTCAGGCGATTGAGTTCGCGCGCCCATACGGCGTTTATCGCCATGAGTCGGTCGTACGTTGGAGAACCCATAGTGCGTATAAGGGCTATGTCTGCTTCGTCGCCAAGAACATCGGCAAGTTCGCTATGGATTGGCCCGTTCACTTTCTTGACACGATGCCCCTCAATCGCTATGACTCCCCAACCAGACTGCGAAGCCAACTTGGCTGCTTCCGTGACGATTGCTTTAAGTACGGTCTTGTCTTCGTCTGTAAATGGGGTATCACTGATTGGCTGGTACGTGCCATAGTCGGTCTCTATGGTTTCGGTTTCATTATCAATACGACGCATCAGCATCTCTAACGGTTGTGCGGTCTGTCGGTTAAACAGTTCCAACAACACCTTGCCGTACTTGCCATCTGGGCGCATGTCCTCTTCTTTTACGCCATATGCGCCGAGTCGCTCAATAAGTCTGTTGCGGAATCTGTCAGGCTTTGGCGTGCCGATTACCGATGGTGCTGCGCCCCGCGTTGGTGACCCAGATGACCGCAAGTTCACTCCGTTAATCATTGGGTATGGCGCTCCGCGTGCGCCCATTGAGCGCAAACTCATGATGTATTCGTCATCTGCAAGGTCTGGTCTGTGTGGTGTGAGTAGACGTTTGGCTGAGTTGATGGCGGCTTCTCTTTCGCCCTCGTATGGCGTTCTGCGAGCAAGGCGCGCCGATGCGATAATCTTTTTCCATATCCTCTCTGGTACGCCACGTGGCACGGACGAGGAGTCAGATGGGGTTGCGTCAATAAGCGCTTCTTCGTAGTCGGCGTTGTACTCTTCGCGAAGCAACTGGTCGTGGTCTCTAGACCATCGGCTACGTTCGCCTGCGGTTATTCCCTCAAATACGGGGTCCAACATATCCTCAAGTCGTCTGCGTGTTGACTTCTCTCTGAAGTCAGCACCAGGCATGACATCAAACCATCGGGCTGGTCTAGACCTCTTCCACGCATCAAATCGTTGGTCAAAGAAACCCCTGTAAATCCACTCAAGCCAATGGTTCGCCTCGTATGAACCGATGTCCTCGTCGTCCAACTCATGGTCTTCTAGGTCAACGCCGTCAACAAGTTCGTCTTCGTCTGTTGCGTCCCTTTGTATTTGCCACCTGATGTCAAAATGGTCATCGTCGTCAAGCAAGTCTTGGAGTATCTTGTGTCGCGCTTGTAGGTCGTCGGCTGACGGGGCCGCTGACGCCTGTGCGTCAAGGGCGGCAAGCACGTCCTGAAGTCTCTGTCTGTAGTCCTCTGGGACATCCAAGCCGACTTGTTCACCAAGGAACTTGCGAATGGCATAAGCAAGGCCCGCACGGTCTTGATGTGCGTCAAGCATTTCATTCAGTGTGTTGATGTCGCTTGCGATGGTATCCGATATGTCTTTTTGTTCCATTTCCAACAGAATTTTCTCTGCCATCACCGCATCGAACTCTTTGTCTATTTCGTTGTCAATCTCTGGCGTCAATTCGCCAGCGTTGTCAAGGTCAAGGTACCTATTGTCGAGTTCTGAGAGTTTCTCGTCTAGCGCTTCTATTCTTTCTGTCAACTTCGTATGTCTGTCAATGCGGGTTTGTATGTCAGCAGCGTACATTTCGGGTGTTACACCAGGAAGAGACCGACCTGCTTTTCGTCTGTTGTTGCGACCAGCAAACCACGCACGCTCCTGCTTCTTGGCAGTCTCAAACGCCGTATTGCCCCCAAGACGGAGAGCCCGTGGCGGTTCTATTCCATACTCTTGCCTGATAACTCGGCTGTATGCGTACGTACTCATCTGTGTGGCTGTGACACCAAGCGGGTCAGTCATGCGTAGCAGCGTCGGGGCTCCGTCGTCGTCGAGCAACATCGTTGTCGCTATACCACTACTGCGTAGCGAACGAGGATTGCGAGGGGTGACAGACATACCGCTAAAACGCCTGATGTCAGAAAGCGACACGGCTTCGTCAACCATTGTCAAGGAGCCTCTGTTGAGAACGTGGATTCTTGACCGAGCCAAGGCACTTTGGCTTTCGGACAAGAAGTCGTAGCCAAGAAGAATCGCTGCGGTTTGTCTTTTACGTGAGTCCGCGGTTGGGTCAGTAAGCGATGAGAAAAGACCGAACAACCAACTTGCCTGCTCTTTAACCGACTGCCTATCGCTGTCGCTGCCACGCTCGGAATATGTCAAGTGGTCGGCGAACATGCCGAATATTGAGTACATGTCGTCTTTCTTTTGATTAGATAGTCCGAACTCGTCAAGATAGTTCATCAAGGCTGCGCTATTGACCGTGTACACATCTCCGTGGCCGCGTATGAGTAGATATTCACCTCTCACCCGTACGTTCTTTAGGGCAGATATTGCGCTCCATGGTGAATCAAGGTCGTCCCTATCAGGCAACAAGCCCTTCATCACATCGTCAAGGTCACGTGCCAACAGGCCCAATCCTGCCCGTGTTACCCATCTGGCATTCTTGTCTGTGACACCGAGTAGGGCCACCTTGTTTCTTGCTGGGTCGACTGTTGGGTCGTCTGGGTCGGCAAACCTATCCGTGTACATGTCTGGAGTGGTTGTGAAAATCGGGTCAAGAAGGAATGAATCTTCCTCTTCGTCCCATTCCGTGCTTCTGTTGCCCGTGAGGAAGTTGCGTACCGTGAGTCGCGCGAATCGGTTCCGCATGCGAGAGTCTTGTGTTATGCCAACAAGAATTATGCCGTCCGTATCTTCGCTCTGATTAATCCATGGATTGGGGGTGTTTTGACCGTAGTTTGCTGCGCGCTTCAGACGGGCATCGGCATCGTACGGCTGAATCAGTAGTGGTAGTTCGTCGCCGCCAGTCGTCTCTCGCGTATGTAGTAGTTCTTGTGTCGGGTCCGTATCGCCCGTGATTGAGTTGCGTGAACTATTGAATATTCCGTTTAGTCTGCCAACCCGTTCGCCAATAGTCTGTAGCGCACGTCTGCTTAGTTCTTCTTCCGTCACTACTTCGGGGTCAACTATGTCTCTTTGTACGACATCACCTTCTTGTTGGGCGAGTGCCCGTAGCGTTTCCCTTTCTGTTTCTCTCTTTGGAAGCATCAAGTCAAGCGCGGCCCCGCGTCTACGCTCCTCTGCGATTGCGGCACGACGAGCGATGATGGAAGCGGTCGGGTCATCATCGCTAATGACGAACGACGGCAGGTAATCTGGGTCGTTATCAACACTGTCGAGTTCCATTGAGAATTCACCGCTGTAGATGTTCCTAAAGAGTTCTTTCCAAGCGTTCTTTTGCGATGGCTCCATGCTTTCCACGTCAAGCAGGTTGGCAAGAAGGGTTAGCGACGCTTTGCGCTCAACGCCTGGTTCGCGGTTCCTGTCCTGTATCGCTAGGGCAAGCCACAAGCCGATGCGTTCACGCATTCTCATGTCGCTTTCGCTTATGTCTGCGTCCGTCTTGTCGCCAAACCCAGTCATACCAAGGACGTTATCTCTCAGGCTTGACGACGAGAACTTCCTTCTGCGCCCGCCATTCTTGTCAAGGCGAGCCTGAATCAGCGCTTCGTCAAGGTCGCCCATTGACTCGTGCGCACGCTTGCGTGTCGCCCTGTCGTTGGAGAGTGCGCCAACGATGAACTCGGCTGCTCTAATCAATTTCGCAAAGTCCACGCCCTGTTCGTCAAAGTCAAGGCGGCGTGTACCTGAGTCTTTGGGGTGAAAGCCATGACGGGGCCACACGATGGGGCCGTCCATCGCCGCCGACAGGGTAACGCGAGTGCCAGGATTCTGCTTCCACCATTGGAATGCGTGTTGATTCAGGATTGTGGCTGCGCCACGGTCTGGAATCCCCGTCATGTACATGTTTTCGTGACGCACAACGAGTTCGCCGTTGGAGACGTATACGAGGCGCGTGAACGTACCCGCATCACCACTCGGCGGTTTCATCGACGGGTCATCGTAGAGTACCTTGCCGTAGTACTTAAATGCGGGTGAGTCTTCATCGCCAGGTCCAGTGTTCGTGCCTCTGAACGTAAAGATTGAGCCCTCCCACTCGTCAGTCTTTCGTGGGCGAACAATCAACTCTGTGGAGCCCGTGGAAATGCTTTGTCCGCCTTTGTCCATTAGGTACGCGCGTTCACCAACAGCAAGCATGTCGCGAATGCTTTGTAGCACTTCTCGTTCCTCGTTATCAAGCGTTACGTCGACGGTCGCGGCTACCCATTTGCGTCCAGGTCTAAACTCTCCTCGTCCTCTTATCCTGCGCCCCATGCCCTCGTAGTAAATCGGCATTTCGCCACGCTCTAGCAATGCGTCGAGTTGGTCGAGCGACAACTCGGATTTGTAGCCATGGAAGCCGCCTATGACTTCTAGTTTCTGACTGGTTTCGCCCTGTATGCGGTCGACCCATCGTACTTCTGGCGCGCCGAGTGGTCCTGTGCGTAGAACGCCGTCAACGCGACCAAAGATGTTTTGTAGTACTTCCAAGCGTCGCTTCGGGTCGTATGCGGCGAACCGCTGTATCGTTCGTGCGTCGTCAACCCATGGGCGAGCGCCGCCGTACTTCTTGGCGATGCCTTCACGCGCCTTGTCTAGACGCTTGCTCACCGACCTGTTGAGCGTGGCACGTATGCGACCGAGCGTCTTTGCGACCAGTTGCCTTGCTGACTCTGACCGTTGTGCCGTGTTTTCGGCGATGATGTCCAACTCGTCGTCAATGTCCGCCCCCACACCGCTTGCGCCAGTAGAACGCAAGCCGTACATGCGCTCGTTTACTGCCGCTGTGTCCGTGCGACGCGCGAGGTCGACTTCCATGCGCTGTTGTTCTTCACGCGTGTAGCGCGGGCGCGGAGAACCGAACTTACGCATCGCGCCTGGCTTGTCGGAGAACCTATCGACTGGACGCATGGCGTCGTGTCGTGGGTCGTATGTTTCTACGTGCTTGATGGTTGCCGTAACCTGCCCGTCCACCATGTCGATGGCGACAACTTCGAACACCCCTTGCGTAAGGTATTGGTCGTTATCGACATCTATCGCTTTCGCGCCGCGTTGTATGCGAATGACCGCGTCACCCGCGTCCACGCGTGGGCGCGCGCGAGTGAACGCCGTAATCGGCAACGGGATGCGTTCGCCAACGACCAAGCCCTCTACGAGCGAACGCGGGTCGACGCGAACAACGCGATACAACTCGTGCTTGTTCGGCTGCGTGCCCTGAACGGCTGAGTGTATGTGTGTGGCGTTCTTGAGCGCTGTCTCCACGCGCGCGCGTGAGGACGCTGGCAAATCGCGCACGCGACCGCTGACCAGTCCGCGGAGCATCGCTCGGTCGGTCTCTGACGTCGTGTCGTACGTCGGCACGTCGTCAACGAACATGCCGAACTGCGTTGCCGAGATGGCACGCACCATGTCGCCATCGTGCGGTTTGTTGCGGTTGACGAACGCACGCCCAGCGATGTATCCAAGCGTCGTTCGGCGCCGCATCGCCGCCGACTGCGCGTACGGGATACCAGTGTCGTAGAAACGATGGTCGCCAACGCTCAGTACGCGCGAACGTGCGCGGAAATCCGAAACGGTGACGGGCGCATCGAATGCGTACAAGCGTTCGTCGGTATCTATGCCGATGTTGCTCGCGCCAGACCGCAAACGGCTGCGTTCGTCTGGGTCAAAGCGCATACTGCGTGAGTCGACCGCGCTGACGCGTCCAGCGGAGCGTAGCCCTGCCCTGTGTCCGTCTGGCCCGCGCCGTTCGTCTGGCATGATGGCTCGCTCCGTGGAGGTCGCTGGCACGAGGTCTGGCGCGAAATCGGTGTCGTACGTTCCGTCTCGCTTCTTTCGTCTTCTTCTTATTCCGAGGATGCCGTGCTTTTCGGTGAGCGGTCCGTCTTTATCTCTGCGCATGAAAATCGTCGTGATTATGTCGAGCATTGCGTCGTTGACCATGAACGGTTTGTCGCGGAAAATCCGCATGAACACGCCAAGCACTGCTTCTGGTATGCGCTCTTGCCACTTGAGTTGACCGTATGCCGTGCGTACGTACCCTTCCGTCGAGGTGGGTGCCTTCTGCGCCGCCAAGGAGCGTCTCTGTCTTAGGTCATCGCGAGATGCGAGCGGATTTCGCTCCAGTCCGCGTTCGCTTAGGTCTGCGAGCAGTCCACCTTGTTGGAAACCATCTTTGTACAACCTGAACATGCCGAGTAGGAACGCATCTTCCATTTCTTTTCTGCTTGCGTATCCGTACTCTTCGTATTTGTCGAAGTCGATTACGGGTCTTTGTTGGGGTACCGCGCTACGGGGGTCGTTGGGGTCTCTGGCGTCGTACAGGTCGTCGCCGAGCAACTTTTTCCGCGTGTCATGCCAGAATTTCGCCCAACTTACGACGCGACCATCGGTTTTTGCCTGAGCGTACGTAAATTCTGGGTCGCTGCTGATGTGAAAGCCGTGTTCCCACAATGTTTTGTCCAACCACTCGCGCGCTTTCGTGCGAGCGTCACCTGGTTTGTCGCCTGCCGCGATGAATTCGGCTTCCTTTTCTGCCGCCCGTGCGGTCAAAATGCGAATGCCTTCCATTTGTAGGTGTTCGTGATAAAAGTGGACCCACTCATGTAGCGGTGTCGCCGCTGGTCCGATTTGCGTGACCGAATTGAGGTTTTGCGTGTCGATAATGTCTTCGGATACGCCGATGGGCGTCATGAGCGAGATGTCTATGGTTTCTGGGGCGATGGAGATTATTCCAGAGCCTTTGGTCGTAAACGCGCCGAGACCTTCGGATGCGTAGGAGCCGAAAAGGTTCGGTATGTCGCCACCTTGGTCTATCGAGCGTGACGCTTTCCCGATTTCCCCATCGGCGGCAAGGAGGTCGTATGAACCCTGTTTCCCCCTGAGTAGGCGACTAAAAAACGAGTTAGTTTGTCGCCCCTGCTGGTCTTCTGTGGCTGTCATGCGGGAGCCTTCCGCTACGTAGAATTTTCTGTTGCCCAGTCTTCGCAAACGCGAAAGGAGTTTGCGGCGACCAGCGGGCGTTCTATCCCTGACCTCTGCTGCGGTTATGTACGCATCGTCTGGGAGCCTGTGTGCTTCCGCCGTAAACAGCGGGTGGAGAACCGTGTACGCTGGCACTCCGTATTTTTGCCATGCTTCGAGCATCATCGGGTTTTCCCGTAGCGCGCGCTCCAACACCGCTCGCAATTTTTGTATGGTGTCTTTATCGTGCGTGACCACGGGCATACCTTGCGGTATCGGGTCTCGCTTTATTAGGCCCATGCTTTCTGTATGTACTCTTGCGTCTAGGCGAACGTCGAGTTTTCTTCTACCCGTAGCGGGGTCGAACATGGCCAATGTTGTTTCTGACTGCCCTGGGAAAAGGATTTGTGCCGCGTGATGGATACTGGGTGCTTGCGCGGCGAGTGCGATGCGAGCCTTCAGTTGCTCTGGGGTCAAAAGACTGCCTGCTTGCGCCTCGCGTGTCACGCCTGCGTCTGTGACGATTTTTCGGTTCGCTGACCATGCGAAATAGTCTTCCCAGACCATGCCGAGTAGTTCCTCGCCAGTCATGCCCTGCGTATTCCACGAACGAGTTGGTTTTAGTAGTAGTTCTGGTTTATCCATTCGTATCAGCACTACGGCGCCGTCACCGCCATTAGTTGGGAGGGCGTGTGCGGCTGCTGACCTATCCGAGAGTAGGTATGCCGCGAAAGCGTGTAACGGGTTCAGTGGTGGGGAAAGCACTATTGACTGGGGTAATTGTGGTTCGAAGTCGTTGTCTACGGCTTGTAGGTACATGAGTTGTTGTCTGGGTATCCTGTCGCGGATTACCTTGTAGATTTGTCGCTTCCATGGTGGGGTATTGGGATTTGCGATTATCTCGTCAAGGAATGTTTGTTGGCTAAGGTCTTCCAACCCTGGGAGTGTGGTGACTGTGCCGCTGAGTTGTGTGTCGATTACTGGCGTTCCCACGAGTGACGATAGAACCACGTGGTCACCAAGCAACTTCACCATGTTCTCTCTGAATAGGGCTTTGTTTCTGTGTGCGTGTTCCTCATAACTACCCGTACCGTATTTCGCGTCATACAGACTGCGAGCCTTATCGTGTTGGTTGAGGAGTGCGGTGTACATCGACCTAGCGTGGGCACGCTGTGTTTCTAACGCTTTCTCGTAATCAGCCTGCGATGCGTACTGACTAGGGTGACCTACTGTCTGTGTAGAGGCGTGTTCTATGACGCCTTCCATGGTGTCGGGTACTGCTAGTTCTGCTAGTTCCTCAGGCGTCATGTCGGCAGTAGAACCTGGCAGACGATGGTCTTTGTTTCTTAGTTCTGTGGCTCTATCTCTTAGTGTCGCTGAAACGCCCGTGGCGCCTGCGGCGATTATCTGTGGTGGTGTGGGTATGACGTCGATTTCATTTATGTCTACGTCTGTGTAGAGGTCAAGCACATCACGCTGTGGTGTGGCGTCACTAGGCGTAGGTGTAGAGGTTCGCGTCGAACGTGAGTAATCTCTTACATCACTAGGCGTAGGTGTGGCAGCGGCTACTGCGTCTTGCTCTACTTGTATTGCGCTAGGCGATGCTTGCGAGCGTAGTACTACGGGTCGCTCCCAAGGTGAGCCGTCTTGTATTAGACCATCACCATCACCATCAAATGCGTTAGGGTCAAACGCTTCTACTGCGTTGCGTATCTTGCCGCTACCTTTGGCGATACTTTGACCTAAAGCACGAAGGCGGCGACCTATGCGGTTGCCTACCTTTACATCAAGTTCATACTTTTCGCTGTAATCCATGCCCATCGGTTCTGTACCCGTCACCCGTCGCAACAGTTGCGCCTTACGATACATAGATTATCTCACACGACTATTGCCTAGCGGCATGCCAGCGATGCTTGTTAGCAAGTCGTGCGAACAAGGCGAGCAGGGGGCGAACACCTGTTCGGTCGAGGGCGAACACCTGTTCGGTTGGGGGCGAACACCTGTTCGCCTCGCGAGCGGGACTTTTTCGGCGGGTCGCCTGCGCCTGGGCGCACCTGTACCAAATTTTTGAATCCACCAACTTTTGGTTAGATTTATCAGATTGCAGGGGGAAGCGAAACGCCCCTTCGGTGATTGCTGATGATTTCATCAACTGATGTTCCTGAACTGACCTTGTTGAATCCTTTTTCTCTGTCATAAAAGACCCAAGAGATTTCATGGATGGACAATTCACTGACCACTTGGTACAAGGTTTCATACACGTTCAAGCCGCTGCAGGTGTAGATGTCGAATTGAATGTGTGCTGGTTGTGGTTCGTCCCAGATGTGTAGGGCAATATGGCTTGTCTCAATCATTACTACAGCCGTCAGTCCCTTGTTGCCAGGCTTATCGACGTAATGGACAAATGGGCCCGCGATTTTGTGCATTCCGATATCTTCTACAAGTTTGGTTAGCCACTTCTTCATCTTCCGCTTGTTGGTAAGGGTTGACTTATTTACACAGTTGGCGTAACTCTTGGCGTTGATGAGTAGATGATTGTGCTGCGGCGCTTTTCTTAGTTCGCTCATATTTCCTTGTACTCCTGTTTTACCAGCCCCAAGAGTAGTTGCTCAGCCCACTCGCAGAATGTAGCAACCGACATTCCTGGGTCGCAGTCGAGTGTAAATAGATGGTGGTAAACGGCGCGGTTGTTGATGAAGTCCCCCCGAAAGATTTGCACCTTGCTGCTACCTGACCACTTGCACGTCCACAAATCTTTGCCGTTGCCCAATACGTCAAGTGCTACTTCGTGGCTGTCTACAAAATTCATATCAAACTCGCTTTCTGGTTAGATTTATCCAATTTCGGATTCTGTGTATTGCAGAAGGTCGGTCATCTTATTGGCCTTGTTCTTGTGAACGCGCCAAGAATTACCAAATCGTTCGCCTCGCTCGATGATGTCGTGGCCATTGGCCCAACACACCGCCCGATAGTTCACACCGACCCAGCCGTTCTCGGGATTGCGGCGGGTGCGGTGGCGTAGCCCGTCCATGAGCAGTACGTACGAAGCGTCTCGGTCATCCCACTCCGATATGCGCAGCATGCTGTTGCCAAATGAGTATCGAACTTCCCACCCACCGACATCCTTGACCATCTTGAATTTGTTGACATGTGGAACGAAATCCGTCATTCCGCACATCCGCGCGAAAGCAAGTTCTGCGCCCGCGCAGACCGCGTGCTGCCACATCTCCCACACTTCGCCCTCGTAATAGTTACGGTTGCGCTCTGGCTGAGCAAACATCGGCTTTTGTCGTTCATAACCAATACGCGCAACCAGCGCCTCTTCCTGCGGAGTAAGTGCGTATTCGAAAACGTTGGGTATCAGTATGGTCATAAAACTTAAACATGCCCCCATTTCTCGTTAGATTTATCTACAGGCTAGTACATCAGCGTAATCTTGAGTCGCATTTAAGGCAAAACTCTGCCCATGGATACCAGCGACGCTGGTCAATTGGGTGCTGGCAATCCAGCAATTCTATGGCTCGCTTATTGAGACATTCTCTGATGAACTGCGAAAGCGGAACACGTTCTTGTGCCGCCGCTCGCTTCCAGCGCTCCCGTTCTGGTTCGGTGGTGCGAATCAACACCTGCTTGTCGGCAGGACCGTCGTCTTCTTTATTGATTGTCGATACTGTCGGCTTCAGCGTCTCCGCCACTTTGTCTATCGCCGCTTTCAAGTTGTCTTGATTCTCCTGATTCACTGTCAACCACCTCTGCATCGATAATAGGCGGCTGCCCGAGCATCTGGGCGACAGTATCTTTTGGCAAGACGCCAGAAATCGCCATCAATTCCAACAACTTCTTAGCCTCACTTTCTGGGTCAAAGGCATTGATTTGCTTCGGCATGCCTTCTTGACCAGCCAGGGTCGCGCGAATCGGCGCCTGCTGGGTGCTTTGAGCGACATCGGCAGAGACGTTGATGTTGGTCTGCTCCATACCGAGCAACTTTGACCGTCTATCCATGATTGCCAATACTTGCTGCACCGCCTTCATATCTGGCTCGACAGACACCTCGGTGCCGTCATCGAGCGTCACTTTACGATGCTGCGTTAGCGGCCACAGTGCGGCCTGCATCGCGTCAAGACGCTCCAACTCCATGCGCAACACTTCTGGGTAAACAAGTGAACTTTCTTTGTTGAGTTTTTCCAGTTGTCGGGAAATAGCCAAAGAAACAACTTTTGATGACACGCCCATTCGCTTAGCAATTTCCGATATTGCCACACCTGCCTGGCGCATCTTGAAAATACGCGAATCCCTTTCGGCAAGAAATTCTTTTGTCATTGGGGTGTTGCTCATGTTGGCGCCTTAACCGAGGCTGGCCACTCGACCACCTCAAATGGGAATCGTTTCCCCCTCTTAATTCTAGTTGGCCACTGGCGCTCGTCACGTGCACCTCTGAAATGACGAACGTCGTAGTGGTGTGCCATGCCCGTTGTATCTGGCTGTAGGGCGACGCCGAATTCTGGCCAGCGAGACCACACCGCAGAACCGAATGGGCGCAATTCTCGCGTGGTCATAGATGTACCCAGCGGCGCATGGTGTTCCAGCCACATTGCGCACTGGTAAATGTCACGAATGGTGTCAAGATAACGAGCAACTTCTATTGCCACGGCTTCGCTGGTTCTGCCGCCTGGGTCAATAAATGATTTATACAAAGGCCCCATCACCAGCAGTGCGGGCTTAGTCTTTTCCAGCATTTCCTCCAGAACGGCCCTGTCTTCTGCGCGCAATAGGTCAAGACCTTGCGGCTTAATGAGCAAATGGGCCTGTGGTTTGGGGTTGCGAGATACAGATTTTGCGGCGGCGTAAATAGAGCGAGACGTTCGCCTGATAATTCGTTCTGGATTCTCCAGGTCAACAGAAAGTGTTGTCTGTGGCTTGATTGGTTGATACGTAAAGGGATGAATTCCAAAACCAACACATATTGCAACCTGTCTAGCCAGCATCGTTTTGCCGACGCCTTCGGCGGCAACCACAATGCAACGCTCGCTTCGTTCAATCAAACCAGGGATTACCCAATCGTATGAATCGTCATCTGATTCGCTTACAAATTCGGACCATTCAACAAGTCTTCCAGTATCAACTATTTTTGTGCTTGAGGTTCGAGAAATAATGAGTTGGGCGCGAGATAACTTCTGGCTCTCGGACATGTCGTCGCGTTCAAGCAGGTCGAAAATCTCGTTGATTGCCTTCCCCTCATGTGTTTGCGGAGCCACTTCTTGTGCGAGTGGCTCGTCTGAGATTTCGGACAACACAACTGCTTCAAGTTCATCAAACGTTCCACCAGAAGCGACGTGTTCACTTATGTCTTTGCCCTTGCCGCATTTCCATACCTGAACGTCACACCCAGCGTCAGTTAATTCTTCGTAGACACCTTTGGCGTGTTTGAGTCCTGCGTCGTCGTTGTCGGCGACGATTTCCACAACAGCACCAGCGAGGGCTTCTGTATGGATGGGCAACCACGTACCCGCCCCATTGGGCATAGTCGTTGCACAAATACCCATTTTGATGAGAGTGTCGGCATCTTTTTCTCCTTCGACTACCCATATTGGTTCGCCGTTTGTTTTTGCTTTTAGAACCGCAGGCAAGTTGTAAAG